GCCGCTGCGCCATCGCGTCCGATGGCGGCATAAGTAGCTCATACGGGTAAATATTCAGCGCGCTCGCGACATCGTTGAGAATGTCGCGGTTGTATCGCTGCTTCCCGGTGACGAGATCGGACACCTTCGCCTTGGGATAATCGGTGCGGCGCACAAGCTCAGCCTGGCTAGTTCCGGTGGCCGCGAGCCATTCCTTTAGATACCAGTCGAGCACGATCAGATTGTACGAAACCCGCCGATATCTGGCGTTCCCGAAAACCTGAACTGAGCCACTTGACTTTGAGTTCAGAAAAGCCGAACACTTCGGCATGACCCTATCAGAATGGCGCTCGAAGAACGGCAAGTCGCTTGAAGCGGTCGCCTCTATGCTCGGTAAGAGCAAGGGGCACCTCCACGCTGTAGAGACCAGCAATTACGCGACAGCCAAACTGGCGCTGGCAATCGAAGAGATGACAGGGGGCCAAGTCGATGCGGCGTTCCTGAACCCGCAGATCGCCCAAGCGCGGCGAGCGGTCGCTTAATGGGCTGGGGGAGCCAGCCTGATGACGCGGTCCAGCTGCGCGACTTGCCACTTGGCGAGCGCTTCGCTGAGGCTGGCCGCGACCTGACGAGCCACCGCTTGGGACATGATCCACTCTGTGTCCGCCCAACGGCAGATGATGTGATCCCCCTCGGGCTCAAACTCAGCAGCTTCTCTAACCCACAACGGCAGTTTCTGACCCATTCGAACGCTCCACAAGCCGCTGATTCGGCAGCGGAATGTGATCGCGAGTCTAAGCTGTCGAGTCCATTAACAAACAGCAATGTTGGCAGCCGTTTGTCGAATATTTTGGCGCGGACCGTTCTCGCGCCGTTGGTGAGTGGGAACGCTGCCCCTGCGCCCCACTCACCTTCCCTGTTGGCGGTCTTGTAGCCGTGGCCGGCAGAATCACTAGATTCATGATCGCCAGCTTGGCGCGGCGCTGTGGCTACGTGCGTCGGCGTCGGGTCGTCAAGTTCGACGGGTCGTTTCTGTTCCGCCGCTATGAATTTCTTTGGCACGATGAGGGCCGCACCAGCACCGGAGAATCTTACAATCGACCTCCTTGGTGGCGTCCGTTCAACGTGTTCCTCCACCTTTGGCGTCCTACGGCCGGAGAGGAATTTCACGACCATCCGCGTTGGTCGATAACGATTTGCCTGACTGGGCAGCTTACAGAAAAAACGCCTTGGGGACAACGCGTGCTTCGCCCCGGATCGATCCAATTCCGAACGCGGAAATTTATCCATGCCTTTGAGGTGAAGCCGGAACATCGCGGCAAGACTTGGACACTGTTCATCGTCGGGCGCCGCAACCACTGGCAGAACACCTATCGCATCAAGTCCCAACGCAAAATTGGCGACCGCTTCTCCAGAGCGAAGGCTGTCTAGATGAGCGCTCTCTACACCGCTCTCGCTATCCTCGGCTGGCTGCTCACCTGCGTCCTCATTTACTTCGCATTTCGCTTCATCACCAACGTTCTCAATTACGCTGGAGACACGCATAGCGATTTCGCGGACCAATTCGCCCACGGCGACTGCCCTGCGGTGCCGGATGGCTTGAGGCCCGCCCGCCTCGCTGCCGAGCTCAGTGAGCGGGCCAATACCAACACTAGTCATTCTGTTCTTCTTTCCGGTCCTCTTAACGGGACGGATGCGTAATAGATGGCCTCGCTCCCCATTTCCGCGAACGATTCGCTTCTCGTTTCCCGCAACGCAGTGCGCGAGAAGTTAAGGGACACGCTTCGGCTCTATGTCGGGCGTGGCCGTCGCTACAGCGTCAAAGAGCTATCGAACGCTACCGGCGTCCCTGATCGCATGATCGAGAGCGCCATGTGCGCTGTGGACGATCCAGACTACCGCCCGCTCACGCTTGAGAATTTGCTGAGCATCACAAGCTTTCTCAGCGCTCCTTTCGCGTCGGCGTTCCTTGAGCTTTCGGGCTTGGGCGCATTCGAGTTGATGGACGGACAACCACCGCTTCCGCGTGTGCTCGCCAGCGCGCCCACACAAGAGGACGAAGCCGAAGAGCGCAAGCGCCTCATTCGCCGCTTGGCGGAACTGGACGGTGTGCTGTGAAGCGCCTCCTCCACCTCCTCGATAAAGCCACAATCCGTCGGAACCGGAAGCTCGCATGCGAGAAGCTTCAGCGGATCGTCGACGCAAACAAGCGAGCACCGGCAACACAAGAGTTTGCACGGAAGCGCGCTGCGATGCTGCGGCATACGCGGGGGCTGGCGCAGTGAGCAGTCTCGTCCTCTCCCTTTTTCCTGGCATCGGCCTTCTCGACCAAGCCTTCGAGGAAGAAGGTTTTTGCGTCGTGCGCGGACCCGATCTTTTGTGGGGCGGAGACATATGCAGCTTCCACCCGACGCGAGGAAGGTTCGACGGCATCATTGGCGGCCCGCCGTGCCAGTCATGGAGCGGGCTAGGCAACGTAAACCGCGCCAGATGGGGCGATGGCTGCATGATGCCAGACCGCATCCCAGAGTTCGCGCGCTGTATCAACGAAGCGCAGCCGACATGGTTCTTAATGGAGAACGTGCCGCAAGCCCCTGCACCGGACTGTCCCGACTACCAGGTAGTGCAACGCATATGCAACAATAGATGGTGCGGGGGCGATCAGAACCGCGAGCGCAAGTTCACGTTTGGCCTGCACTTGAGAACGCTAGGGAACCCGCTTTTCCAAATCGATACAGTTGCTCTTGAAAGCCCGAACTACCGACCGACAGTCATCAGCACAGGGCAGAACGGCAAGGGTGGGCCGCGCGCCTCGATCGAGCAGATGGCGAAGGATCAGGGCCTAGACCCGCGTCGGTTCGATAACTCGCCTTTCACGACAACAGAGCTTCGCCGCGCAATCGCCAATGGAGTACCGCTCCCAATGGGACGCGCCGTCGCCAGAGCGGTCAAATCTTCCGTGCTCAAGCAATGGGAGATTGAGGCGTGAAAGACCGATTTCACGGATTTGTGCGCCTTAGCGATGCGACATGGTGGGACCAGCATGGCCGCAAACTGAGCGACGACCCTGAGTGGAATAAATGGCTCTTGGAGTGCGCAGAACGCGACCGCCGTCGTTTAGCGAACGGAGGGTGCTTCTAAGTGACCCAACAGACCCCACAAACCCAATCACCTTCAGAGAGGTCGGTACTGATCGAGCTTTGCTGGCCGGCTGATCCGCTTTGGCCGAACAAGCGCGCACATCGCTACGTCGAAGCCCGCGCCCAGAAGGCAGCGAAGCGCGAGGCATATTACGCGACCAGGCTGACGATGCCCCACGATTGGGCTCCGGCTGGCGATAAAGTCAGCGTCCACCTGATCGCCCACTGCAAGCCCACCGGGCCGCATCCTGACAAAGACAATACCGTCGCCGCAGTGAAAAGTCACCTAGATGGAATTGCCGATGCGATCGGCATGAACGACCGAGATTTCGACGCTCCGACCGTCTCCTTCGCTGATCGATGCGAGCGCGGCAAGCTCATCGTGAGGATCAGCTAAATGAACATGCACGCTACCTTGACGCGCTCTCAACAGCGTATCGCGCAGCTCATCAACATGGGGCGCCCTCTAACCGAAGAGGAAAGCGAAGAACTCTATCGCGCGCTTCACGCAGACTACATGCGGAAGTGGCGAGCCGAGAAACTGAAAAGAGTTAAGCGTGAGGCCGGGCGCTTTGTCCGCGACGAAGCCAAGAAGCACAATCTCCAATTGCTGCGCCGCGTAAGGGCGGAGATGCAGCCGTGAGCTGGCGCTTCTATCCCTTGGCAGACTGCATATCAGAGGGTGTCCTTGTTGGCGAGGGGAGAGGCGGCCACAAGCCAAAGGTCGCTGAGTTTCTGACGCTCGAGGAAGCGAAGGCGCGCGCCAACGTCAAACACACCAAACGCTTACGGAAGGCGCTCGCGAGATGAGCCGCATCCGATCGATTCATCCTGGCCTGTGGACAGACGAACGCTTCGTCACGGCCAGCCCAATGGCTCGGCTATTTTTCATGGGTCTATGGAACGAGTGCGACGATTATGGCTCGTTCGAATGGTCTCCGCTAAAGCTCAAGATGCGCCTGCTTCCGGCAGACAATGCCGACGCATCGGCACTTATGGAGGAACTGAGCGAAGCTGGCAGCATCATCCGTTACGAAGTGGGCGGGAAAAGCTACGGAGCGGTTCGGAACTTCTGTCAGTTTCAGCGACCCAAGAAGCCGAACTCGGTCTATCCTCAGACCGATGAAATTCGGAACTGGGTAAACACTGAAGCTCGATCAACGCGCGACGGTTCGGAAGCGGTAGAGAACGAGTTACCCACTGGTGGGGAAATTTGCCGCCAGATGGAGGATGGAGGAGATAAAGGGAGGAGGAGAGGGAGAGAGCCTAGCCCACCCGAAACAGATAATTCTCCTAAGCCTAGCCAACGCGAGCAAATCCCGAACGACATCTCGGACGGTCGTACGGCGCTGAATTACGTTTGTGCCGAAGCTGGTTGGCGTCCCGGCAGCGACACCCAGAGGCAGAACTCAATTTCAATTATTGATGGCTGGCTGGCGGCTGGCTGTTCGCTGGAGCTCATTCTCTCAAGCATCCGCCAGGCTCGAAAGAGCGATCCATCGCCGACACGGTCACTCAAGCGCTTTGACAGCACGATCCGCGGCAAACGACGCGATCAGCTCGGCGGAGATCTGCCTATCTCGATAGCTGATGTGCGCTCGCTCACGACCTCTATCGCCGGGAGGCTGACGGCATGATCTGCGCGCAAAAAATTTCGGAAATCCGAACACCCCGATGCCCTTTGGTGATGTTTGAGCGAAGCGGTCACAGGACAACAAGCCCCACCGTGTATTGGTGGAAGCCTGTCCGGACCGCTTCAGTCGATGCCCTTTGGAGCCAGCCATCGCTTCGCAGTCGCCTGGGGATGGGATTATCCCAAGCTTGGCCGTTGCTTTCGAGGCTAGTTCCCGCCCCGCTCATCCCCGCTCGGCCTTTCGGACTCGGGTGGTGCTATGATGAGGCCCCGCTGGTAACACCAAGCCGCTTTCGCAGCATCTCACGCCAACGGTATCAAGCCCAACCGCGAGACGAGCGGCGCGTAGCACACTTCTGCCGCGCAATCAACATTCGCATCTCACCCACCGGAGAAAGGTAATGGCCGAGAACATCGCCTTCACCGAGCGCGTGATCGCCGATGTGCAAAAACGTCCGCTCGATCTGAAGGCCCAGGCGATAACCGATTATCTGATGCGTTTTGGTCGGCTTGCCTACGACCTCGCTCACAAACTCTGGTGGGTAAATCATCCAAGTCAGGGGTGGCAAGTCGCGGTGTGGCTCACGGATGCCTGCGAAGAGCTTAGCGAAGAAGAGCGCGCTTCGATTTCTGTTTCGCAATTCGCGCAAGAATTGGTCGGAGGAAGGTAATGGCGTCCCGCAAGCGCAGCCGCAAGGTCAAGGTCGATCCCGTGCTCAAGCTTGCGGAGTCGATCATTCCTGTCGAGCAAATTCGTAACCAGTTCTACGCGATCTGCGGTGTGTCGAACCACAGCGAAGCGGACCAGCGGGCAATGGTTCGATCGGGCGAGACCAAGACCCTGCGCCGGCTGACTCGGATCGAGCTGATGCACAAAGCCGGGATCATCAATGCCGAACAGGCGGCAGCATGTGAGTTTTACGCCGCCGCCTATCAGCTTGGGTTTCAGACGATCGGCTGTACTGCCAACTACGGTGGAGCGGGAGGGGGATCATTCGGTTCAAGTGATCTCCTTGCCCGCTACAAAGCCCAAGCGGAAGCACGAGAGAACTACCACTATGCCCGCCTTGCCGTGCCGAAGCATCTCCTGTCGTCACTGGACGCGGTAGTGCTGGAGACTGGTCGCCCGCCGCAGATGATGCGGAAAGAGGAGAAACTGAGGTTCAGCCTGGCAGCGTTTCTGCTTCACGGGCAGATCGGGCATATGCTATCGGTGGCAGCATGAACGCAAATATCCGATGGGGAAGTGATCCCCAGCTAACTGGGTGCCTAATTGTTGGCGATGTTATACGTAACATACCCACTTGTAGGAGGCAGGGATGCCGCCGGATGAGGAGCTAGAAGAAACATCCAGCTCTCACCGGTGGGGTCTCAGGTACTCCACAGTGGAGGGCGTGGTTTGCTTGATGCAGATTGCCGGTGGCGGTCGTATTCGCCTTCGTTGCGGTGCGCGGGAATGGTGGTCGCGCCCGCAGCGCGCGGTCGCGTGGGAAGCCTATCTGTCCGACGTTGGACAGACTTACGACAGCAAAGAACTTGCCGAAGAGGTTATCGCCAATCTGACACGATAATTGCGGCGGCGTCCCATGCGTGGTGAGGTTCCCCTCGCGCTCGTGATGGCCACTCCTGGGTTGTCCGCGCAATCGTGAACATTTCGCGCTTTACAAGTATCAGGCCAGAATGTAGTTAATTGTCATTGTGTCGTCGTGCGACCGACACGACCCCATCATTGTCGGCGGCTGAGTGTTTCCCCTTCGCTTGCTCGCCGAATCCCCGCGCCCGATCATCCGACACACCCACTGGAAGCTCTGACGTAGCTTAGCCGGTCGGCAATGCTCGTGGCGCGGGTTATCTTCAGGAAGTAACGCTTATGAGCGCAGTCGCCTCGGGAACTTCCAGCATTCGCCTTCTCTCCGCAAGAGCGGGAAGGACGGGCTTTGTGATCGAGAACAGCGACGCCAACCGCCTTCATGTGCTGCTTGGATCGGGAACAGCGGACACATCCAGCTCATACAGCTTCAGCCTCGCGCAAAACGAAACGTCCGCGCTGCTCAGCTACACTGGCGATGTATTCGGGATCTGGGCCGCTGACGGCACAGGCTACGCTCTCATAACCGAATGGTGACAGCCATGGCGGACAAATCCAAGCGCCAGCCTCCAACTCCAGCAGACGAACAGCGGATCAAAGCCGCGCGCCAGGCAATGTTCGCCGCCATGCTCAAGGATGCGCTGGATGGCTAACCGCGCATTCGAGGATGATCAGGTCGAAGAACTGCTTGATCGCATCGCTTCAGGCAAAGAGAGCCTGATGGAGATTTGCCGCGATCCCAGAATGCCAGGTCTCAGCACGGTTTACGACTGGATCGAATGCGACCCTGAATTTGCCGGACGTTTCCGCGCGCGAAAAGCAATCGGTGTTCGCGCGATGGTCGATCAATGCCGAGAGATTGCTGACGAGCCGGTGAGAGATGCTGTTGCCGTCGCCGACAAGCGGGTTCGCATCGACACGCGGTTGAGATTGGCCGGCAAGTGGTTGCGCGATGAGTTCGGTGACCAGATCAACGTCCACACCAAGTCCGAGGTAACGCATCGGCATGACCTTAGCGGCTACAGCGCCGATGAACTCGACGCGCTTGAAAAGCTTGTCGCAAAGAGTTCCGACGCTTCGCGAGATACGAGCGGAGAGGGCGCGGAGAAGCCTGGGAGCGTTCACTAGCTACACCGAACCCGCCTATGAGCCGGCAGAGCATCAGACGAAGCTGGATGCAGCCCTAGAGGCGGTGGAGCGTGGCGAGATCGACAGGCTGATGGTGTTCATGCCGCCGCGCCACGGAAAGAGCGAAAAGACCAGCAAGCGTTTCCCGGCCTGGTATCTGGGGCGGAACCCGAAGCGGCAGATCATTGCCTCCAGCTACAACAGCGATCTGGCTACTGATTTCGGGCGCGAGGTCAGAAACATCATGGCTTCGCCCGAATATGGTGAAGTTTTCAGCCACGTTGGTTTGAGGCAGGACAGCCGCGCGGCTGATCGGATGAATACCGATCAGGGAGGGGCCTACTTCGCCTGCGGTGTCGGCACGGCAACGACCGGGCGCGGCGCGCACCTTGGGTTGATTGATGATCCGTTCAAGGATCGCGAGGACGCAGACAGCGAGATTCAGCGCGAAAAGGTGTGGCGCTGGTATCGCTCGACCTTCTTCACGCGGTTGATGCCTGGCGGCGCGATTGTTCTGGTGCAGACGCGCTGGCACGAAGATGACCTGGCTGGACGGTTGCTGGAATTGCAGGGCCGCAAGGAAGATGGCGGCGAATGGACTGTCCTCGATCTTCCCGCTCTGGACGTGGATGGACGAGCTCTCTGGCCTGAATGGTACGACGAAACGGCGCTGGAGCGGATCAGGTCAACGATCGGCCCGCGGGAATGGTCGGCGTTGTACCAACAGAGGCCACAACCGGACGAAGGCACGTTCTTTCAGCGCGACTGGTTCAAGGAGTGGGAGAAGAAGCCAGCCCTCCGCTACTACGGAACCAGCGACTACGCGGTCACGGACGGAGATGGCGATTTCACGGTTCACCGGGTCTGGGGCGTAGATCCAGAAGGGTGCATTTACCGTGTCGATGGTTGGAGAGGCCAGGCGACTTCGGATGTGTGGATCGAAGAGAAGCTGAACCTCGTCGACAAGTACAAGCCACTGGCTTGGTTCGGCGAAGGCGGCGTTATTCAGAAGGCGGTTGAGCCGGCACTGACCCGACGGATGCGCGAACGCAAGAGCTTTTGCCGGTTGGTGTGGCTGCCCAGCGTCCATGACAAGCCGACGCGAGCCAGAAGCTTCCAGGCGATGGCAGCGAGCGGCAGGGTGTATTTCGAAAAAGGCGCGGACATCAGCGAGTTCCTGAGCTTCCCCGCCGGAAAGCATGACGACGATGTTGACACAGCCTCGCTGATTGGGCGGGCGATTGACCAGGCGCATCCGGCGATCATTCATCCGCAAGTACCGGCTAAGAATCCCCCAGATCTGTGGGGCCGCAAGAAGGAGGGCGAGTCATGGAAGGTTGTCTAAACCATCCTCGCCTGATCGAGGCGGTTGAGGACGATGGGATGATCTACGTCCGCCTTTCGCCAAAGCCGGGATATCGGCGACAGCAGTTGTTTGCCGCGAGGGGCGAAGACCGCTTTTCGCTGGTCGCAGAGTGGCTGAAACATGCCTGAGGAAACCTCCCTCGCCGACTATAAGAAGATGTTCGCGGACGCCCGCGATCTGCTTGCCGAGAACCGCAAAGAGCAGCAGATCGACGACGACTATTACCACGGCTATCAACTGACCCCGGAAGAGCGGAGGATACTCCAGAAGCGCAAGCAGCCGGACACGGTGTTCAACCGCTATAGGAAGAGCATCAACGGCACGTTGGGAGTTCTCCAGAGCGGCGAGACCGATCCCCGCGCTTACGGACGCAATCCCGGCGTTGATGAGGATGCCGCGGACGTGGTGTCCAAGACTCTTCGGTTCGTGGCGGACCTCAACGACTTCCACGAGCTGCGCCTACGCTGCGCCTATGACTATCTCGTTCCTGGAACCTGTGCGGCTCTGGTCGAGGTCGGGGACGACAATCGACCGAAGCTGACCCAGATCCGCTGGGAAGAGTTCTTTCACGATCCCCGCTCGCGGATGTGGGACTTCTCCGATGCTCGCTACATGGGCGTCGCCAAGTGGATGTACGCCGATGACCTCACGCGGATGTATCCCGGCAAGGCGAAGGAGATCGAGGACGCGTTAGGGTCAACCGGGCCGATCACGATTGACGACACGTTCGGAGACAGGCCGCGAGACAGCCTTTCGAACTGGATCGATGCCCGCAAGCGCCGTTTGATGGTGGTCGAGATTTACCATCGCGAGGGCCAGGGCTGGAACCGCTGTGTGTTCCATGCCGGGGGCATTTTGGAGGCTGGCCCAAGCCCCTACGTTGACCAGAAGAAACAGACCGAGTGCGCGATCGTCGCCCAGTCCTGCTATGTGGACCGGGAAAACAACCGGATGGGTGTCGGGCGGGATCTCAGAACCCCGCAGGATGAGTTCAACAAGCGCCGTTCGAAGCTTCTCCACGAGACCAGCAATCGGCAGATGCAGGCCATGCCCAACGAAATGGGGCAAATGGCTCTGTCAACCGACGCGGATCAGGTGCGGGCCGAAGCGGCAAGGCCGGACGGGATCATTCCTCCAGGCTGGATGCCGGTTCAACGGGCAGATATCTTCACCGGTCAGGTCAATCTGTTGCAGATGGCCGAAGCCGAGCTGGATCGGCAGGGTCCGAACCCGGCTATTCTTGCAAGGTCGGCGTCCTCGGCTTCCGGCAGATCAAAGCAGGTCGATCAGCAGGCCGGGCTGACCGAAGATGCAATTGTTTACAAGGGCATTCACGCGTGGGAAATGCGGATGTACCGCGCAATGTGGAACCGCTGCCGCCAATATTGGACCGCTCCCGATTATATCCGTGTTACCGACGACATGCAGGCACCGCAGTTCATCGGCATCAATCAACCTCAAATGGGGACGCAGATCGGCCGCAATCCGCAGACTGGAATGCCTGAGATTCAGCAGGTGGTGCTGGGCTATGAAAACCAGCTGGCCGAGTTGGATGTGGATATCATTCTCGACGTTGTGCCGGACACTGCCGCGCTTGCGGATGAGCAGTTCCAGGCATTGACCGAACTGGCAAAGCTCTACGGCCCACAGGAAGTACCGTTCGACGATCTTCTGGAGGTCTCGAGCATCCCCAACAAGCGCGAGCTGATCGAGAAGCGGAAGGCGAGAGCCGATCAGGCCGCGCAGCAGGGCGGACAGGGCCAGCAGATGCAATTGGCCGGCGCCATGCAGGAGATCCGCGAGAAAGCGGCCTCTGCCTCGCTCAAGGAAGCGCAGACCGAGAAAACGCAGGCCGAGACGCAGAAGATCGGCGTCGAAACCCAGAACGAAGCTGTGAGACCGCATCTGGAGGCGGTCAGGGACGGCTTCCGAATGGGACAGTCAGCGGGCGGGAACGAAGCCGCCTAGCGGTTCTCCGTCATAATCGCACCAAACGAGAGATTCCTTGCCGTTCCAGCCCATTCGCCGGGCGGCGCTCACAGCGCGACATTGAATGCCGAGCGGCTCGAAAAGCTGCCGCTGTTTTCGTTTCGCCTGAACGATGAACATTACGCTTCCATAGCATAGGGGCCGCCTCCCTCAAAGGGCGCATCGCCGCTGCCGCGTAGGCAGCAACTGGCCGCCGCAGTTCGGGCGCATCGTCACTGCTACGTCAAGCAGAGGGATAATCATGGACAAGCTGGAGTTTTTGGAAGGCGCGGAAGCGCCGAACGAGGAAGTTGCGCCTGCGGCCCAGGAACCGGCAGCAGAGGAAAAGCCCGAACGTCCCCGCGGACCTGACGGCAAGTTCGCGCCCAAGGAGAAGGCTGAAGACGCTCCCGTAGCTCAGCCAGAACCAACACCGCAGGCTGAACCCGCACAGGAACAGCCGATGGTGCCTCTCGCGGCACTTCACGAGACCCGCGACAAGGTACGAGACCTTGAAGCCCGTCTCGCGGCGATGCAGCCCAAGCAGCAACAGCCTCAACCGACAATCGGCCCGGCTCCCGACATGTTCGAGGACCCGGACGCCTACCAATCGTGGCAGCAGCAGCAGATCGTCAACGCGACCCTCAACCTCTCGGAAGAGATCACGAGGGAGAAGTACGGCGACGAGCTGGTGGATGCGGCGAAAGTGTGGGCCACCGAGCAATTCCAGACGCGTCCCGGCTTCGCCCAGGAAGTGCTGAGCCAGCGCAATCCCTACGGCTATGCCGTCAAGCAGTACCAGAAGCACCAGTCGCTTTCCCAGCTGGGAGACGACCCGACAGAGATTCAAGCCTACCTCGCCTGGAAGCAGGCCCAGCAGGCTCAGCCGGCGGCACCCGCCGCCACACCTCCACCTCAGCGCCCTCCACAATCGATCGCTTCTGCTCCTTCAGCCGGAGGATTGCAGTCGCAGGCGGTCGGACCGGGGGTGGCGTTCGATTCAATCATAAGGTAATTCGAAATGGCTGAAGTCACCCTCGCATCCGCTTCTGAAAAGCAGAAGTGGATCAGCGACTATTTCGCTGAATATGTCCGGCAGTCCGGTTTTTCCGGATACATGGGCCGGTCCAACAACTCGATCATCATTGCCAAGTACGAGCTTCAGGAAGAGGCCGGCAAGACGATCAACATCCCGCTCATCACGCGCCTGAAGTCGGCGACCGGCGTTACCGGTTCCGGCGTTCTCGACGGCAACGAGGAAGAGCTCGGCAATTACAACTGCGCGATCTCGATCGACTGGCGCCGCAACGGCGTCCGCGTTCCGAAATCGACCAGCTTCAAGACCGAGATCGACCTTCTCAACGCCGCTCGTGACATGCTGCGGACGTGGGAAGCCGAGAAGATCCGCGACGACATCATCAAGGCGATGCTGGCCGTGGTCACGACCGGCGACACGACCGTCAACATGGCGGATTCATCGGCGACCAACCGCAACGCCTATGCCGCTGCAAACTCGGATCGTCTGCTCTTCGGCAACGCGATCTCGAACTACTCGGCGACGTGGGCCACGGCGATGGGCAACATCGATACGACCAACGACAAGTGCAACGTCGCCCAGATGAGCCTGATGAAGCGCATTGCCAAGCTGGCGGACCCGCACATTCGGCCCTTCCGGTCGAAGGTCGGTCAGGAGTTCTTTGTCGCGTTCCACGGCTCCCGCACCTTCCGCGACCTGAAGGCGGACTCGACCATGACGCAGGCCAACCGCGATGCGCGGCCCCGCGACGTGGAAGAGAACCCGATCTTCCAGGATGGCGACCTGATCTATGACGGCATCATCCACCGTGAAGTGCCGGAAATCGATACGGTCGCGGCCAATGGCGGCAATGCCTACACCCTGAACGGCGTGGGCGCATCGTCGGCGGATGTCCGCCCGGTGTTCCTCTGCGGCGCGCAGGCCGTGGGTATCGCCTGGGGCCAGGAGCCAACTCCGCGAACCGACACGGCCAAGGACTATCAGTTCCGTCCAGGCGTCGCGATCGAGGAGCTTTTGGGCGTCAAGAAGCTGGCGTTCAACGGTCTCCAGCAGGGTATGGTCAGCGGCTTCTTCGCTGCGGCGGCCGACAGCTAAGGAGATGAATGATGCCTGAGATCGGCTCTGGCGATCCGAGCGACCCGCTGTTTCAGCAGGCTCTCGGCTTCACTCCCAAGGCGAAAGCTCCCGCAAAGCCCAAGGCGAAGCGGAAGCCCAAGCGGAAATAACCATCATCGAGTGAGCGGCCTCTTCGGGGGCCGTTCGCTTTTGGAGATACGAAATGGCGACTTACTCTTCCTCACAGGTGACGAACAGCATTCCGCTGTCGCACCACGGCCTTGGCAGCAACGTCAAGGTCGCATTTGCGGACATCAACTGCACTGCCGCGCCCTCGACTTCCGACACGATCAACTTCTTCGATCTGCCGGCAGGAGCGCGGGTTATCCTCGCCGTCCTCGAATCGGACGACATGGACACCAACGGCACCCCGACGCTCACTATCAACGTGGGCGATGCTGGCTCGGCGACGCGGTACTTCTCCGCTTCGACCGTGGGCCAGGCCGGAACCCTGTCAACGGCCATTGCCGTGGCCGGAGCCGGTTACTCGAACACGGCGAAAACCCGTGTGGTCGGCGTAGCGGGCAACAATGCCGCGACCGGCGCTGCCGGGCACCTCTACCTGACGATGTTCTACGTCATCGAGGGTGTGGCGTCCTAATGATCGGCGGGGGCCTGTGAATGGCTCCCGCCCTTCCTTTCGGGGAGGGTGTTGATGGCAACATGCCTCGATGTAATCACCTATGCCATGCGCGCGCTTGCGCTGCTTGCCTCGGGAGAAACGCCGAGCTCGCAGGAAAGCGAGGACGGGCTTGTCGCCCTCCAGTCCTTCTATGACGAGATTGTCATGTCCGGCATGTTCGGGCGGCTAGAGGACATCTATCTCACCGCTGACGATACTGCGGAAGAAGGAAAGCGCTACTTTCTCGCGGCCGGGATCACGCTAACCGAACCGACGATCATTCTCGCTGCCGACACGGACGACGGCGAAGACCGACAGCCAAGGGACCTTTCCCTTTACGAGAGCCTGACCGACACGGGAACGCTTTCCCGGCGCCTATATGATCGGACGGGCTGGGTCGATCTGCTGGATCTGAGCCTGACCGACGTGGCTCCGCTGTCCGGCAGGGGCGCTATGGGCCTTGCTGCCGCCGTGGCCTGTTCCGGAGGCTTCTCGGACATGTTTGGGGCTGAACCTGGCCCTGCTCTTCTCGCTCGTTCTCAGCGGTTCCTGTCCAGCCTCTCGCACAAGCTCGGATCGACGCGTGACCGTCTCGCGGCGGAGTATATGTGAGTGCCGTCCATTTCCTACGGCGCCAGCGCCTACAAACGAACCAACGGCAACCTCCCGCCGCTCACGCTCATCAACATGTTTCTGGAACAGGCCAAGACCTCCGAACAGAGCGTCTGCCTGCTCTCCCGCGAAGGGCTGGTTGAGTCCTCGGCGGTCGGATCAGGCCCGATCAACGGCATCTTCTCAAAGCAGGGCTGCTTCAGCGGCGACCTGTTCATTGTTTCCAACAACACGCTTTACCGGGAAACTACTTCGTTAGGGGCCATCACCGGTTCGGGACCGGTATCGATCGACGGTTCCGACAATGAGGTGGTCGTTACCAGAGGGGGCACAGCCTACAGCTACAACGGCACCACTCTGGCGGCGATCACATTCCCCGATTCCGCCGATGTGCGGGCGGTGTGCTTCATCAACGGTCGGTTCGTGTTCGTTCGTGATGGTTCGGCCAAATTTTACTGGTCCGACATTCTCGACGGCCGGACAGTAGATGCGCTCAATTTCGCCACTGCGGAAAGGCAACCGGATCAACTATACGACGTGAAGGCGAGGGGAGATATCCTCTGGCTTCTCGGGCAATCGACAATCGAAGCCTGGAGCAATGACGGGTCGGACGCGGATATACCCTTTTCGCGGATTGAGCAGGTGGTGTTCGATGTCGGGACGATCGACACGGGATGCACCTCCCTTGCCGACAACACCATTTTCACCATCGGCCACGATGGAGTTCTGTACCGCACCGGAGAGGTCCCGCAGCGGGTTTCGGATCATTCGATCGAGGAACGAATCCTCAGCTCGATTTCACAAAAACTGTTCACATTCAAATATCAGGGTCATGAATTTCTCGCTATAAGGCTAGACAATGAAACCCTGCTCTATGATTGCGCGACGCAGGAATTTTGTGAGTTTCAGTCCAGCCAGGGTAACTGGATCGTCCAATGCGCGGCAATGGTTGGCGATTTGGCCTATTTCGGCCACGCTTCAACTAATCAGGTGCTTTTGTTCGATGGCTGGGACGATCTGGGAAGCGAATTAGAGCGCCGCTTCTCAGCCGCACAGCAGTTGGATGCTCCCACGGTCATCAACAACGCTCGCCTATGGTGCAATGCCGGGCATACGGAGGTGCTGGGTTCAGATCCGCAGGTTGAGCTGCGTTATTCTCGGGATGCCGGAAACAGTTTCAGCAATTGGGATGGAGCGAGGCTGGGCGATACCGGCGAGTTCCGAACTGTTCCGACCTGGAGAAGGCTGGGCCAGTTCGATTTTCCCGGCCTGCTGATGGAGTTTCGAGTCACCGATCCGGTTCCGTTCCGGGTCAGTGCGGTGAAGGCCAACGAATTTACCGGCGGGCGGTCAAGGAATGGCTAAGCTTCTCGACCGGCTGACGGGGCAGAACTCGTCGGGGGTCGCGTTCCGTAAGCTGTGGCAGAAGAATTGCGAGCTGATCGAGGCTCAGTTCGCGGATATCTTTCTTGCTCTCGCTTCGGTTTCCGAAGTCGCTCCGATCACCATTGACGCGGATTATACCGGTGCCGTCAGTCCCGCCGATCAATTGCCCTACGAGGTCGCGATCAAGCGCTTCAATGGGGATACGGACGTTACCACGCTCACGGCTTGGTCACTGGTTGCCGACGCGGGGATTACGGCCTCGATCGGGGCATCAACCGGGGTCCTGTCGATCACCGCAGTCACAGCTTCGGGCACAATCACGGTTTCGAGCCTCTACAACGGGATCACCAAGACAAGACTGGTCCCAGTCACATTGACCATCGCAGCACCGCCTTCGACCGGTTCCGGCGGAGGTGGATCGACATCTTCCGACACAACGTTCAATTCGATTAGTTCGGCCACTCACGCAGCGATTTCTGACGAGCTCACGGTCACCGTAGGGTCATCGGGGACAGTAACGCTCAACGCGGCCGGCCTGACCGTGAGGACCGCCAAGAACACCACCGGCACCTTCCCGGTGTACGGGATATGGAGATGGTGGAACGGTGCTTCATGGGCCGATGTCGGGACCGAGGTTCAGAGCAGCCCGGATTGCGTGCTCGATTACGATTCAGAGACCGGGATTTATTTCTTCAGCCCAACCGGAAGCCTGACGGTCAACACATCGAAAACCGGACTTGGGGTCGGTAGCAGCCAGAAGTTCCAGCTTTATGCCCGTAATTCGTCGGGAACGCGAACCATGACCTTCACCGGGACGGCTTCGGCGATCCCGTGAGGCTGGCGACCGCTGAAGATATCGAGGCGGTCAACAGGATCATCAACGACCCTTCGGTTCGGCCCACGATCGGCGGCGAAGGCTATCTCGACAGCTCGGCGCTCATCACTGATCGGAGAAACAGGATCATCTTCGATGAGCGGGGCGGGGCCTGTTTTGCCTGGCGGGGTCCGGGGATTTTCGAGGGCCACAGCTTCTTTCTCGTGAGGGGCAGGGAGGCCTTGTCAGCAGGGCGAGAGGCTATTTCCCTGCTCGATTACCGGATGATCTGGGGCCTGACCCCTACGAAGAACGGGAACGCCGATTGGTTCAGGTCTGTGCGGTGGTTCAACCGCCAGCTGGGCTTCAAATCTCATGGAATGATCGACACGCCAGACCAGGGGCGCTGCGAACTCTTTGTGTTGGAGAATTAGGGATGGGCCTCGACACGGTTATTGGCGGCATCACTGGGGGCCTTGGGGGTCTGTTTGGTGGAGCTGGCTCTGACGCCACCAAAAAGGCAGCAAACAAGGCCAACGACGCCCAGCAGGCAGCGACACAGGCGCAGCTTCAGCTTGGCCGTGAATCTCTTGCGCTCAACAAAGACATCTACAACTCGAATTACGGCATCCTCAGCCCGTTCGTTTCGCGGGGGAATGTCGCAGGGGATTCGATCAACGCCCTCCTAGGCCTTCCCTCAGCTCCTGCGATGACCTCACCACTGGCAACCAGCGGAACGGGCGGAACAAATGGCTCGTCATCAGGCGGTTACACCGGTCCCAATCTCTCGCAGATCGTGGCGATGAAAGGCGATCATACCAAGGGGAACATGACTTCTGCGGTCAACCAGTTCCTCTCCTACTATCAGGCGCACCCCAACGAAGATCCGGGGATTACCCCCGCTCTCATCGCCGGACTGAAGGGCGATCATATCCCCGGCGACCAGGAGGCGATACAGGGACTCTACAATACGTGGCAGTCACATCCGGCGCAGACGACGAACCAGGGCAGCGCCCCCGGCCCTGCGCCGGTTGGCGGCTCGACGACCCCAGCGACAACGCCGATCACCGCACAGAACGCATTCAACAACTTCGCCAATTCGGCGGGGATGCAGTTCCAGCTTCAACAGGGCGAGAACGCGATCAACAATGGCTATGCGGCCAGGGGCCAGCTTCAGTCCGGCGCCGCGCTGAAGGGCCTTCAGGATTACGGCCAGAAAACCGCTCTGAACAACTACTTCCTGCCCTATTTGGGGCTTCTCGGAGGTCAGCAGGCGACGGGCGTTGGAGCGGCTTCGTCGATCGCCGGAGTGGGAGCGAATTTCGGCAATACGGCAGCGAACATCAATGCCGGGATGGGACAGAACATTCAATCTGGCGCGAACGCTGCTTCGAATGCTGCGCTCCTAAAGGGTCAGGCCAACGCCAACATGTGGTCCGGAATAGCCTCCGGCATCGGCAATTTCGCCTCAAGCTTTGGAGGCTTCTAGATGACCGATTCGAGTGGCGTCAATTGGGGTCTCGGTGTCCCCCAACAGAACCCGGCCAATGCCTTCATGCAGGCATATCAGCAAGGCACCCAGCAGCGCCGCCAGAACCAGTCGCGGCAGGCAATGGCGGCGCTGGTCCAGAATCCCAACGATCCGAAGGCCCTTGCTGCACTAGCCCAAGCTGATCCGCAGGCGGCGATGCAATTCCGCCAGCAGCAATTGGAACAGACCAAAGCTCAGCTCGCTCAGCATCAGGAATCGATCCTGAAGGGCGCGGAGATCGTGCGTCAGCTCAATCCCAAGGACCAGCGGGGCTGGGATCAGGCACGAGCTCTGGCCGCTCAAGCGGGCATCGATATTTCCCAGGTGCCGCCAGACTTCAACCCGCAATATGTGCAGGGGCTTACGGCTCTCGCCGATGCGTTCAAGCCGCAGGCGTCGGACAACACGCATTTCATCACTCCGCAGCCCGGTGGCGGCGCTTATGCCTACGATCCCCGCACTGGCGGCGTCACGACAATCATTCAGCCGAACTATGGTCAGTCTGTTCCTCAGGGCGGCCTACCCCACGTCTCCGATCAGGCCAGCTACGACGCCGTTCCTCCCGGAAGCCAGTACATGGCGCCTGACGGGCATGTCCGCATCAAGCAGGGAGGGCAGGCGGCAACCCCGCCTGCCACGTTTCCCTGATCCGATGAAGGCACCGGGACGCATGACATCCGGACGCCGAACGGTCGAAGGAAACCGCTTGGTCGGCGGGGTTCAGAATAGCCATCATCTGAGCGGAGATGCCGCTGACTATGTCGGCACGAGCATGAACGCGCTGATGCAGTATTTTGGGCCGAACGCGCGCTATCTCAACGAGGGCGATCACATCCACGTGACGCTCCCTGGGTATGGGCACATGCCTTTCTTTGGCCGTCGCGGAACGATTGGAGCGCATTAGTGGCGAATCCCTGGGACAATGATCCGGTCGTGCAGCAGGGACCGGTCCTCGGGCCTCCGCGTCTGCCGTCGCCGCAAACGCAAGCTCAGGCCACGCAGGATCAGCTTCAGGTCCAGCACCTTCAGCAGCAGATTGGTAGCCAGCCGCTCCAGAACGAGAATACGGCTGTAAATATCAAGCAGGGCCAAGCAAGCATCCAGAACCAGCAGTTCAATCAGAACCAGGGATTGCGGCAGGAGTTCAACAATCTCCCCGAGGTCAAGAACTACAGCGCCGCGATCCAGTCGCTCGGAACTGCCCTGAAGGCTCCAGATACGCCGCAGGGCGACCTTGCGGTGATCTATGCCTACGCCAAGGCCGCGGACCCCGGATCCGTCGTCCGCGAAGGTGAGATGGACATGGCAACGGCCACCGCCTCCATTCCAGAGAAATACCGGGCCGAAGTCGGAAAGCTGACCGAAGGCAAGCGTCTTCCCCCTGAGGTTCGCACCGGCCTTATCGAGACCATGCGCCAATCCGTGGGAGGAATGCGGCAGGTCTATGACCAGCAGCGCGAGCGTTATTCGGCTCTCGCCCAGCAGAATGGCTTCGATCCCCAGCAGATCGTCGGCGAGCCTCTTTACCACGCCTATGAGCCTTCCGAAGAACAATATATCCGCGCTCATGGCGGGACGCCGCGGATCAACGGTGTGCCGATTGACCAACCAGCTCCAGTAGGCCCGCAAACGAACGCCCCGACGCAATCCGTGGGCCAGTTCGGCGACGCTCCGGGCGAAGCACCACTTCCGCCTCATGCGGAGGATTTCCGCAACGGCCTCTATTCGGCCATGCGTAACAGGCAGATCAACTCACCCGCCGACATGAAGGCATGGGTCCAGCAGTTCAACCAGCAGAACGGGACACAATATCAGCCCCAGCTCACCGCCAAGGACACGCTGAGAGCCATTAACGCGGCGAGGAAGGGGCAAGCGTTCAATGTCGAGCTGCCCAAGTACACGCCGGAGATTTCCGACATGCGTGGCGGCGGCGGTTTTGGCGAAAAGGCGGATGCGGTCATTCGCGGCGCCGCCGATACGGCTTCCTTAGGGCTTGCCGATAAAGTCGCTGCTCTTGGCGATACCGTAACGCGCGGCGGAACGTTCGATGAGAATCTGGCCCGTCAATTCGCCATTTCCGATTACGACACGCAAAACCATTTTCCGTCTCGTTTGGGTGGGCAGATTGCTGGTGGCTTCGCCGTTCCGGTCGGGGAGATGGTGTCTATCCCGCAGGCGGTGGGCAAGAGTGCGGCAGTCGGCGCCGCCTATGGGGCAGGTTCGTCTCGTTCGCTTGCCGATGTCCCCAGGAACGCATTTCTGGGAGGAGTTGCGGGCGGTGCGGTCGGGGGAGTGATTGGGGGCGTTCCGCGCGCCGTGGGAGCATTGCGCCGGTCACCTGGGGAAGTTCCCCCGCTGGTCGATCCGCAGACTGGCCAGCTCAATCAACCTCTGGAAGCGATGACCCCCGGCCAACGGGTGGTCAAAGCCGAGGAATATGGCGTCAACCTTCCCGCCGACGCCGCAGGGGGTCGAACCGCTGCTGTCATCGGCAAGGGGCTCGATATCATGCCCGGATCGGCCGGCGTGATGGAGGACGCGCGTAGGGCTACCGAAAGCCAAGTTGCCGCTGCCTCAGATGTCGTCGCTTCGCGGTTCGGCAATGCCCGCACGATGAACGAGGCCGGCGCAGAGCTTCAGAGAGGAGCAAATGAGCGGATCGAACGGGGAAAGACGGTTATTGGCAAAGCGTATGACGCAATTCCGATTGCCGATCAGGCGCCTGCATCCACGAGCAACAGCGTTTCCACGCTTCAAAACCTGACGAGCCGGTTTCAGTCGAATCCGGATCTCGCCGCGACGCTGAAAGATCCCAAGCTGTCCGGCTATCTCGATGCTCTGCAAAAAGGCGGCCTCAGCTGGAAAGACCTCAAGGACTTTCGTTCGATCATCGGCGAAAAGATCGGCGAGATGCGGTTCGGTGAAAGCTCGAGCACATCGGATCTTCGGGCACTGTATGCGGGTCTCTCGGAGGACATGCAGACGACCGCCGCGCAGATGGGACCGCGCGCGTCCGCAGCGTTCAACCGCGCCAACAATATCAATCGCGAAAATGAGCAACTAATCCAAGGCGCTTTGACCCGCATCCTCGGCAAAGATGGACAGATGAGCCCGGAGAAAGCCGCTGCCGCAGTCCAGGCGATGACCAAGGGCGGCAAATCGACCGGCGACCTCAAGACTCTAGCGCAAATTCGCTCGGCGACGACGAAAAGTGGCGCGTGGAACGAGATTGCTGCAACCATGATTAGGCTTGGCGGTCAGCCGGTCAATTCGGCAGGCAGGGATTTCAACCCGCAAACCTTCGTCAATTGGTACGCCGATATGTCCGAACCGGCCCGCAGAATGCTGTTCGGCAAATCCGAGCTCAGAGAGGCGCTGGACGGCTTTGTCGCTGTCAACCAGCGGCTTCAAAAGGTCAACGCGCTCCGGAATACGTCGAACACCGCTGGCAACCTTACCGCAGCAGGAACAGTCGGAACAATGGCCGCATCTCTCGGCAGTCCGTTGCTGGGCGCTAAATTGCTTGGCGTTATGGCCGGGAACTACGGCATGGCGAAAGCCTGGACCAACCCTGCCTTCGTCCGGTTGATGACCGGCTACTCAAAAGCCGTCGCATCGGGCAACCAGAATGCGGTTCGCTCGCAGATCGGCCGCATCGGCAAACTCGCCGCGACCAATCCGGATCTTCGAGAGCCTTTGGAAGCACTTCTGAAGCGTGTCGCCAATGACAATGCGGTTCCGCAGGTCGCGGCGTCATCCAATCCCGATACCGGCAACCAGAACCAGTAGAGCCGACACCGAATAGACGCGCCAGCGGCGCGGCGTAACCCAACCTGCCGCGATCAACAGAACTGCCACCTGCCAGACCTTCACCGGTCGGGAATAGCACAGCCACGGGCCGCCGCGAGCGGCCTTTTTCATGTCCGGAGCAAATGAATGTCCGCAGCCCAGCTTTATCTTCCAGCCAACCGGGCATTCAACTCGAACGGGCTGCCCGTGCCCGGAGCCGTGATGAAGCTCTATACGACGGGCACTAACACTCGCCAATCATTCTACCTGGATGCGGCGCTTACCCAACCTGTGGCGGAAATCGTCGCCAATGCCGCCGGCCGGTTCGATCCTCCGTACCAGAACAATGCAACGCCGTTCAGGCTGAGGATCGAGGATTCGCTGGGTGCTGAGCTCGACGATATCGATCCTTATTATTTCGGCACTATCGCTGGAGCGGTCCTCGGCACCGAGGGTGCCGTCGCTCCAACGCGCACCGATATCGCTGGCCTCAGCGGCGTTGCCGGCGCTTCGGCCATTCTCACGGAATCTGGCCGCGAGGGCAATTTCGTCTGGTCCTCTGCCAATCTCTCCACTTTCGTTTCCGCCGATCCCCTGCAGGGCATCTACGTCGCTCCAGCATCGGACACGACGGGAGCATCTGGTGCATGGGTCAGGAAGTTTTCCGGGCCGGTCGATCCGACATGGTTTGGGGTACTTCCGGCCAACAGCGGAGCGTCGAACGATACCGCCATTCTGGCGATGTTCGCGACCCTTCGGCTTCGCGCCGCGAATACCGGGACCTATGCTCTTGGCGTTGAGCCGATCCGGTGGCCTGCGGGAACCTATAGCTTCTCCTCAACCATCGACCTGACTGACGGCAATTGGATCATCGAAGGCGCAGGACGCTCGACCGACAACACGACTGGAACGGTCTTTGTCTTCCCGACTGGTGTCACCGGCATCCGCGTGCAGCGCTACAATACCACTGGAGCGACCTCAACCCGCACCGCCGCCAAAGGCGCGGATTATTCGATCATCCGCAATCTTGCCCTCAAGGGCGCCTATGCGGGAACTGAAGCGGAAGTTTATGGCATTCAGCTAAGAGCCCGCGCGATCATCGAGAACAATGTGATCGGTGACTTCCAAGGCGACGGGATCTACATCGCGGCCACTGCCGGAGGAACGCCGGAAGGCAACGCCAATTGCTTCATCCTCAGAAGCAACAGCGTCCTCCGCTGCCGCGATGGCATCAATATCGGCGACAATTCTGCCACTTCCGATGTCAACGCCGGTCTTACGGAAAACAACGATCTGTCCGCCAACCGCCGCTGGGGTATCGCCGACCGCAGCTTCCTCGGCAACACCCATGTCGGCAATCATACCTCGACCAATGGTCTTTCGACCTCGGGAAGCCCTTCGGCCTGCGTCAGCTATTCGGGCAACCGCTATGGCGTAATTTCCGGACAGGAAGTGGGAGCTTCGACCAACGCGCCTTCAGGAACGACCGCCGACAATACCTGGTGGTACTACATCAGCGCGGGCGGAGTTCATGCCGTTTTCCCGGCGTGGGTCAGCGGGACGACCTATCGTGCTGGCGGTTCCTATTTCACCAACAACAGCAATGCCCGCAATCTATTCAGCGGCTGCTATGCGGAGAGCGATCAAGGATTCCCGCAACTCGCATCGCCAACCCTTGCAATAGGTGGAGCGCTCAGCAAGGTCGTCGGTACGGGTGGATGGCTGTCGCCAATTGCTTCCCCGAGCGGAGCGCTGGTCGGCAATCGCGGCATAGGCGTCCAGACGGTCGCGGGCTCCAACACCACAACCGTTCTTGTCGGCGAGGCCGGGGTTCCCACCACCATCTTGCAGGTCACGGACACGACGGAGGCTGCGGCAACTTGGAGACTCAAGCTCTCCGGTCACAACCTGATCCTCGATTACGCCAACGGTGGATCTGCGCGACCGTTCAACATCACAGGACCGATTAGCACCGACCAATTCGGCACCGGAGCCGCAGTTCCTTATGCGTTCCATCCTATCAATCTCATGGTCGGGGATTACGCGGGGACGATTGCCAACGCGCGGCGGATCGGGATGGAGGCCTCGGTGCCTGCCGCCAACGCTCATGCGCAAGGCGAGATCGTCTTCAACCGTACCCCAGCGCAGAGTGGAGCGTCATCCAATGCGGGCTGGAAATGCCGCACCGCTGGCACGCCGGGCACATGGGACAAGTTCGGTGGTTGCGCTGCCGCTCCGACGGCGACCTACGCGGCGCCGAGTGGCGGAACGACGGTCGATACCGAAGGGCGCGCATCGCTGGCCCAGCTCGCCGCCGACCTCGCCGACCTGAAAACCAAGCTTCAAACAGCAGGGCTGACCCTATGACCGACGTAGGCCAGATGCGGCAATTTCCGCCCGCCGTATCGCAGCCGGTCGAGGACGGCCTTCATACCTCGATACCGGCTGAACAGGGTCGGTTCGCAAACGGCGGTCTCAAACCCAAAGCGCTCGATATATGGAGCAAGGGTTGCGGCCGTCCACGAGCGGACATGCTGCATCTGGTGGAACACGCAGCCGCAATCCGGGCAGATGCGCTTGTGGGCGTCGAGGTTCTCATCGTTGGGCGTTGTGACGACCAGATGACCGCCTGGCTTCAACAGCCGCCTAGCCTCGCTCAGCGTTTCGGCGAGTTTCTCGTCATCCAGATGCTCGACGACTTCGACGATGAACACCGTATCGAAGGCGGCGTCCGGGAAAGACGCTGCGCCGACTTTCGCCCAAAGGAAGTGCGGATCGTTCGCAAAGCGTTTGACCACGATGTCAACGCTCCCGCTCGACTGATCCGCGCCGGCGACCTGGTGCTTGGCAATCAAGTGACCGATCAGGTCTCCATGCCCGCATCCCAGATCAAGGACGCGACCAAGGCGGATGCGGCGCTCCGCGAACCGCACGATGCTGTGACCGACCAGCTTAGTGAAGTAGGTATCGTCGAGCGCCCTATTGGAACTGTAATAGTTCCAGAAGCGGGCAATCTTTTCCGGTGTCCATTCGACCTGATGCATCGGCTAGCGGTGGGTCTCGGCTATAGCTCCATAGATCGACTTCGGCTCGTCGAACATAGTGGTTCTTCCGTCAATCGTGATCGATCGGACATTCCGGATGTGCTGGTTCGGCCAACTCCGCTCGCGCCAGCTCATGAAAAGCCAAATGGCTCCGAACGCCGCCATTGGCAGAGCAAGCAAAATACCAAGCAGGGCCAGCGTCGTCATCAGCGCGTGAAGCTGCATCCCCGCCTTCTACCAAATCACGAAAGCAAATCCACCCGCCCTTTTGCCGGGAGTACCGCGTAATGCCGCCACGAACGGGTCAGCTCGACGAGATTAGCGAAGCCATTGGACGGCTGAGCGGACAAGTCGAGAGCCTAGACCGCTATACCCACGAGCGCGAACACGGAATCAACAACCTCTCGCAAAAGGTAGAGGGGCTGGGCGTCCGGATCACTCGCGACATCGCTTCACTGGAGGGCCGGATCGAAGGCCGGATCAAGACGATGGACGACCGTCTTATAGCATTGGAAGCCGCCAACCAACGTCAGGCTGGAGCAAAGAGCCTCGGCGCTTTCGTCCTGCAAAGCCCGCTCATCGGCTGGTTGGCTGCTGTCGCCCTGTTCGTCGCCGCGTGGTGGAAAGGGCAGATCAAATGACACCCTCTCCTGCCTGCTATGCGCTCATCAAGCGCTTCGAGGGGTATGCCAAGCTTCTCCCCGATGGCCGCTGCGAAGCCTATCCCGATCCCGCTACGGGGGGTGCCCCGTGGACCATCGGTTACGGCTCAACCGGCCCCGATATCCACGAAGGCACGATCTGGACCCGAGCAGAGGCCGAGGAGCGCCTTGAGCGCGATGTAAACAAGTTCGCGGCCAGCATCAATGCTCTGATCGGCAATGACCCCACGACGCAGAACGAGTTCGATGCGTTAGTCTGCTTCTCTTACAACGTCGGCTTCTCCGCGCTCGCCAAGTCCACTCTGCTGAGCCTGCACATGAAGGGCGACAAGGCTGGGGCTGCGGAACAGTTCAAGCGCTGGAATCGGGCTGGCGGCAAGGAGATGCCGGGCCTGCTGCGCCGCCGTCTAGCCGAAGCCGATCTGTACCGGGGTGCGGCGTGAGGGGTTTCCTATCGAACGTGTTTCGCGGTCCTAACGGGCTGTGGGATTTCGGCCGCCTCGCCGCTTTCCACGTCATCACAGCCTACACGTTCGCCTTTCTCTACGCGCTCGTATGGCTGCAGAAGGTTCCAGACTGGTCGAACCTTGGGATCGGTTACGCAGCAGTCCTCGCGGGCGCTGTCGGCCTGATCGCGGGCAAGGATATCGCCGTCGCCAAGGCCAACGCGACCACCGCTCAATCGACAGGAGGAACACCATGAACACGCTTCACCTGATTTTCTCGATCCTCGCGCTCGCCTGCTTCGTCGCTGCCGCAGCCAACATGCCGAGCAAGATCAACCTTCAGGCGCTTGGCCTCGCATTCCTTGCCGCAGCGATCCTGTTCGTATGACCGACCGCGTAGAAATCTACCGCAGTCGCCGGGGAATGCTTCGCCGCACCCAGTGGCGCGCTCGCGTGGTCGCTCCGAACGGGCGCGTCCTCTTCACTTCGGCGGAGAGCTACAACAACCCCGACGATCTGCTGGCGATTGTCGATCGGCTCTTTGGGCATTTGCCGCGCGAAGGCTTTGCTCTCCGTGATGAAGGCGATCGACTGTGAGCGGGCTTGCTGGCCTTGGGCTTCTCGCCAAGCTCAGCGGAGCGAAGGCGACACTGGCTAAGGTGCCGCCGAAAGTCTGGTACGGCCTCGCCATTGTGGCCGCGCTCGTCGCCAGCATTCTCGTTCATCAGCATTACGCGCACAAGGCTCTGAAAGCCGCCGACGCTGCCGGATATGCCCGCGCCGCCAAGGAGGATGCGGATGCGCTGGTCGCGCTGAGAAAGAGAGCAGAGGTCGCAGAAGCCAATGCGAAAGCCATCGCACAGGACATAAGGAACCGCAACGATGAAACGAACCGCGCTATTGCTGCTGATGCTGCCTCTCTCAAGCTGCGCGGGCCAGGTGCGGCCAGTTGCCGACGCATCAGTGATCCCGCCCTTCCCGCCACCCGCGGTCAACCTGTCGCGGCCGATCATCAACGAGCCGATGCTGCCCCAGGTCAAGTGCTTGCAACAGACGGGCAGCCCGACCTCGCCGCAGTGCCATGGCAATGGCTCGTAGGCCGCGCTGAGCAATGCGATCTCGACCGCGCTGAATCGCTGAGCTGGCGAGACTGGTACGCTCGTCAAAGCGCCGAGTGGGCCAAGCTGAAGGGCGGTAAATGAGTTCTTTCGGCCTTGGTCTCCGTCTCAGGAATTGGAGACGTGGAGGGGCGAGCGCGGGAGGCGGCGTGTCCGTTGGCCTCAAGCTCGGGCTCAACATCAATTCAACCTATTATGGCAATCTCCAGACGATCACCAACGACATCTTCCAAGCCAGCGCTCCTGAATATGTCGATGGCGGCGGAAATCACTGGCTTCCCGGCGCCAATCTGGACAGCGACAGGTGGGCCGCTTCGCTTCCCGCTGGAGCTACAGCACTTCGATACGTCATCCAGCTCCCGAAATCCACGAGCCAGGTTTACACTATTTCCTACGGTGCCGGAGCGACCGTCACCAATATCACCTCGACCGACGGAACAATCAGCAGCTTCAATTCAGGAACCAGAACCGCGACTTTTACGCCTGCTCACCAGCAGAGCGATGGCGCGCTGGCGGTTGGCATTCATTTCGTCTGTTCTACTTCCGCGCCCCCAAAGAATATCACGACCACCCCGAACGGCGTTGGCGGAACCTATGACGCAACTTGGCTAAGCGATCGTTCAACCGACACGGTATCCGGCGCTCCGTTGCGGTGGATGAAGGCCAATGGCGTCGAGAGCAACAGCGGGGTCACGACGAGATGGGCTGGGGGTACTTCCGGCTCCCCGGGTCAGCCGATCCCGAACCTCAACACTCCGACTGGCGGCGAATGGTCGCCCAATGACGGGACGAACAACGGCGGCGTACCCAATGACGGAATACCAGCAGCAATCGCCGTTGCGGCATCCGCTGCAGCGGGAAGGGACTGCTGGGATTGCTATCAGTATAATTACACCAATGCCCAGGTGGATGCCCGCGCAGACGCCGCCGCTGCAGCCCTTGCTATGGGACAGCTCTATTACGCCGAACTTGCGAACGAGCCTTGGAACAGCGGCTATACCAACCAATGGTCGCAGTTGGTTGCGGAGGCGACAGCCGAGGGCTTGGCGCGGGTTGATGGCGGCTCGTACACCTTCACCGGATCGATCAGCGGAACCACGCTGACGGTTACTGCCGTTACCGGAACACCGATCCAGGTCGGCCACAAGATCGGTGGCAACAACATCACCTCGGGAACGCAAATTTCCGGCTTCGGGACGGGATCGGGAGGAACCGGAACCTACACCATCAACAACTCGCAAACCGTCTCTTCCGCCACGCTGAGGGGTGATATCGGCACAGCGCTTGAGCGAAGCATCGAGAAGACGATAAGCGTGATGGACCGCATTGCCGCGCGGTTCGCGGCGGCCGGCAAGTCATCCCAGCTTCGTCGCGTCTATGCGATGCAGAATGCGCAGCCGTCATTGGCGACAAGTATCCTCAACTACGCACCGGGTGGGAGCGCGCTCAAGATCCACATCGACGTTCTGGCCTCTGCCCCCTACGCCCGCCCTGACAGTGGTGTAAACCAGAGCCAGAACCCGTTTACTGCCTACACCGTCTCGCAGATCATTTCACAGCTGTACACCAACGGTCTCACCGAGATAAACAACGCGGTCACGATCAAGGCCGCGGCGGTTGCTGCGGGGCTGACGTGGGCGGCTTACGAAGACGGAGTTGAGGCGGCGTTCGCCGACACGACCTTTGCCGCCAGCCTTGCCCGCGATTCCGGCATGTACGACTTCTACATGTGGTGGGTTCAGCAGCATGAATTGCGGCTTGGGACGACCTCGTCCATCTGCATGTTCATCGACCTGGACGTGATCGATAGCTTCGGCGCGTTCGGCCAAAAGGAATATCTTGCCCAGACGACCAGCCTCGCGAATACTCCGAAGCGTAAGGCCATTGTCGATTATGTAGCGAACACCCGCAAGCTCAAGACGCTGACGGGAACGCTCTCTGCCCCGGCAGGATCATCGGTTGGTTATGTCTTGGGCACACTCACCGGACGCATCGCCGGGTCCACGGTCACGCTACAATCCAACCCGAGCGGGGCGGTGGCGATTACCGATGCAACGGCGGCGGATCTTCAATTCACGATTGCCAATGCGGCTTCCTTCGCGAGTGCGGGGACGGTCAACATCACGGTGCGCGAAACGGACTCGCGCGATTCTACCAGCCCGAAAGATACGGCGATCGGAATTACAGTCATCAGCGGGACCATCTGGAACGCCGCGACCAGCAACGCGGCCTACACTCTCAGCAACGGCAACCTGACCGGAACCCGCTCGACCGGAAGCGGCGACGTTCTTCTGCGGGCTAACAACCTGAAGGCCAACTCGACCAGCCATTTCGATGTCACGACTACCGGATCAGCCGGATCGCGCCATGTCGGGTTCGCCGCAGCCGGCGCTCCCACCACCGAATGGCTGGGATCGAGCAATCTTACCATCGGTTACATCAATACCGGTGCGATCATGTACAACGGAGCTACGGCTGTGACTGGAGCGAGCTGGACAGCTAGCGACACGATCCGTGCTGAGTTCGACGGGACCAAGGCATACTTCTACAAGAACGGCGCTCTGCAAAATGCCGGCGGAACGACGATCTCCAGCACGATCCCGAACCCCTATCCGGCGTGCAGCACGAACAGTTCGCCCAATTCGTTCACAGGGGACTTCAGCGGATGGTGAGCCGCCATAGCAGAAACCCGATGTCGAACAGAACGACCGCGACGAGCTGACCGCCACCGATCACGAAGAAAAACGGAAGCCAGCGCCTCAGCGCTGAAGGTTCTGGTTCCATCGATCTGCGCACTTCGCCATGCGGCGCATTTCAAGCCAGAACTCATCTGGAGCGCGGACTTCCGCTACCCAACGGTTTAAAGCGCCCGTCCAGGTTAGCCCCTCATCGACCAGCGCGGTCGGATTTTCAGTTACTTTCAGCACGTGAACACGCTCCTGCATACCGAGCATAGGCCGCAAGGTTGTTAACGCACGTTTGCTGGATCGGCAAGCTAATACCAGGAGTGCGAGCAATGAAACACGGGCTCCTCATCGGCGCTGCGGTGATCGTCGTTCCGATGGTCCAGCTGAAAGCATCACCCTACCGGCTCTGTCCGAACGGCACCTATGTCCGCAAGAGTCAGCCCTGTCCGGCTCCGACGCCAACACCTTCTCCGACGCCTAGCCCGACGCCCAGTCCGACGCCCACACCCGTTCCTGCGTCGATCGCCGATGGTGCGCTGCTGACCGCGACGAAGAGCTGCTCGAGCGTGTGGGTGCACAATGGCATCACCGACTTCCCCGGCGTCACTGCCGGCCAGAGCTATCGCGTCTTTTCGAGCGTCACTGGTCTGCTGCCGACCTGGTTCACGGGCACCGCCGTCAGCGCGATGCCTCTTCCGCCCGCGCCCTATCCCGGTTCGTCAGGCTATGTCGATGTGAGCTGCTTCCAATGAAGGATCTGACCGAAGCTCAAAAGCGGGTGCTGGACGAGCTCCGCGCCAACCCCTTCGCCAAGCAAAAGCAGATCGGTGCCGCGATCGGAATAATCGGTGTCGCTGTCTTGCAGCACTTGAGAGCGATGGAGAAGAAGGGGTTTATCCGTCGCGTTCCGCGGTGGCAGGTGGTCTAGCGGGTGGCCCGCGCAAAGGTCATGGCAGCGGCTCAATCTCGTAATAATTGCAGCCCGTTCCATGGCGCGGATAAATACGCGGCCGACGGTCCGGATGGACAACGATTAGCGAGCGGTCCTGATACACAACCCACTTCTCGCCGCCCGCTTCGTCGGGGAGATATCCGAACTCTCTCTTTAGAGCCGATGAGCATTCTTCGTTCATGGCCTCCTGATGCCTCTCCCTCTCCCCATCCTTAAGCAGGGTAGAGATTGCTTCGGCTGCTTCTCCACAAGCCTCACGACCTTTTGCGTCGCACAACCAGCGCAACCGCTCGATCAGCTTCTCATAGTTAGGCCTAGGCTCATGCTCCGGATAGCGGAACGAGCCGTCCGGGTTTTTCCCAAGGAAAGAGTCGTCGCGACATGGATGCCAGTATCCATCCGGACCTATTTCAGTCGGCCGCCACCCAAGAGCAGAGCTGCCTTCGGTGCGGGCGCTACAGCAGTGTGGGCAAAGCGCATTGCCCAGACTATTCTTCGGATGGTTGGGAAGTTTCACAAACTCGTGCCCACGCTCACACTCTTCGAGCAGCGCAACGGTCCGCCAATCCGTGCCAGCGTATCTCAGCTCAACCTCACCCATTACGACTTCCCTTCAGTTCGTGCTCTAAGGGCTTTTCGCGCCGCATGATCTGGACGTTCGCGCTCATCTCTGTGCGTGTTGACGCGGCAAGGTTCATAGCCTCTGGCACCGCACAAAGGGCAATCGATTGGCTCCAGCTTATCCATCATGCTTCTCGCTTGGGGAAAGGGCGGCGCGGTTAGCTAATGCGAAGTCGATACGGTTTTGTCGTTGAGCTACAAGCGCCTCGTACCGTCGATCACTGGCAAGTTCTCGATAGGACTCGGTTATTCCTGCATCGATGCAAAGGCGCGTCACGCATCCTAAGATGCGAAGGGCGGTCCAACCATCTTTTTCGCTGGTGCCAAGACAGGCAAGTTTCGTCAGACATAGCGCCTCCCGCAACCGCTCGTTCTCCTCCATCGCCGGTTCGAAGAGTGCGAGAACGGAGTCGGCGACTTCCAGCGCGTGAGCATGTTCAATGCCGCCTTCCCTAGGCCATGCCTCTTCCCACTGAGCGTGCCAAATCGCCCGCGCGATCTTCTCCCGCATCGTGTCAGTCATGGGTCAGTCCTTGGGCTTCGGCGAGACGAGCTTCGCGTTTTCTACGGTTATAGGCAGCGGCAGCAATCTGGCTGCACGCCCGACAGTATCGGTGATTACGCCCGCGTATCGTCAGGCGATAGGTGTTCTTCTCATCATACGGATGGCCTCGCGAGCAATGAGTTTTGCGTCGATTGGCGCTGTTCGCTCTGCCCTTGAGAACCTTGTCGCGCATATTGTCGTCATGTGTCCCCAGCCAAAGGTGGGCTGGATTGCAGCAGGGCGGGTTATCGCAGCTGTGGCAAACGCAAACGGTCGGCTTTGAGCCGTTCGCCAATTCCCAGGCTATACGATGCGCCGCACGCATGGCAGCTTTCCACACGGTGCGCCCGTATCCGTCCTTGTCGTAATGTAGTTTCCACGGCCAGCATTCATCTGGACCGCGCCGATCTACGCGTGACCAGAATTTGTCAGGATCGCTCGTGCGACAAACCTTGCACAGCGGCCCGCGATGGAGGGGCCTGAACTCGCCACAACCGCTGCATATGGCGCGCTTATCTTTCGCGACATAGACCATTTAGTCGGCTTCGAGCTTGGCGAGGAGGGCGTCGATCAGGTCACAAAGCTCTGTCGCGCGGACCCCGGCAACGATCTGATCTCGCGTCGATGCCCAGCCGACGAATGGGGCAGCCTTCACCAGAGCGCTGTAAAGCTCTTCGATTGTGTCGGCGGCTTCGTTGATAGCCTTTGCCTCGTCGGTCCATCCATGCGCTTTCCACGGCACAGCGTATGCCCGCAGCCGCTCCACGACAGGCAGCGCAGCCCCTGCTTCTTGGTTGGTCATGCTGATTCTCCTCGGGCTTTGGCGGCACGGTCAAGCCGCTCTATCTCGGCGACGATCAGCGCCCCCGCCTTGATTAGGTTGCGGCGTCGGTCGGCGGGTTTCCACCATTCTCGGCTCCAAGGCCACAAGCGCTCAAAAATCGACGCCATCGTTCCCGCAACGAGAGGGCGCGGCACTATCGCGTAACATGCCGCAGCATCAGCTAGTTCGCCATTTGCGTGCGTGTCGTCGTGCTCTGGCGTCCATCCCTCTACGTTAACTTGGCGGCGGCGCTCGGCTTGGATAGCCAGAATCGCGCGCGATTTTTCGTAGCTGTCAGTCATAACTGCGTCCCTGCTTCTCGATGTGGGTTAAGGGTCATGCTGCGTTTTCCCTGATCCACGCTTGAACCTCGCGCGCTACAGTGAGGTAGTCGGCGCTCGGGTCTTTGGTGACTTCCTGCCCTGGTCGGTATGTTGCCCAAATCCGCGAGCGCAGACGCATCGGAAGTTTGAACCAATGTGCTTTGCAGCCCCACATCGCGGGCGGCACCTTGCGCTCACACCCCGGCCAATGGCAGTGATGATCGAACGTCGTGTTTCGCGCGGCTTCGCTGCGGACGTATTCGGCCTTACTCACGGTTCGGCCAACATTGATCGCAGTCCGCACCCTTGGCGCAGCGCGATGTAATGAAGCAATCGAGCCAGTCGATATTGTCGCTTAACGCCTCACTTTGGAGTGACACGCCCTCCCATTCCTCGCACACCCTCGATTCGAGGCCGCGCAAATTCCGCAGGATCGAGTGCAGGTAATAGTGCTCCTGCTCCGTCCACGGTGCTGGTTTCAAACGAGCGGCTTGTTCGCGTAAAGCGTCCAGTTCGGCCCATACCTCAGGGGTCGCTTGCCGAGCATAATGCTCGTGGATAGTTTTCACTTCTGGCAGGGTTGGGTTAGGCATTGTCGGACCCTTTCTGGGTGGTGGGTGGGCAGGGGCCGAAAGTTCGCTGTGAACCTTCGACCGTGAATCGAACGGGAACATGGGCAAGCATGCGGCATGTGGGCCCGAGAGAAAGCGCCCACAAATCAACGTGTGAGGACAGGAGCCTCGTCTTCGGGAGGCAGGGGCCGGAGGTTCGAATCCTCTCTCCCCGACCATTGAATTCAAACATTTACGCTATCCTCGACGCAGGGCGCTGAGGTTCATTTGAACCTTCGGGCTCATCTTCTTCATCTTCTGGAGGTTCAGTGAGGCCCAGTTTCTCGCGCTCTTCGCGGCAAGCTCGCTGGAATGACGATTCTCCAATGCGCTCGCCGTCGAAAAAGAACTCCTGTTCGCCCTTCTTCCCATAGTAGTCATGGTCGCAATTACAGCGATCGACTATCGCCAATGCTTCGTCCAGGAAGCCAGCAATCGCATCGTTGGTAAGCTGGCGATTGGAGCTAAGCCAGCACCATGAATGGCGATACCAGCTGAGTTCAATGTCGCCGCATTTAAGGTTCCAGTGC